GGGCGTTTTTATTGCGAAAGCAATTTTGCACGCTCTGCAAGTGCACTAGCTAGGCTGCCATCCGAGCGCTATACTAGTCGCATGACAGTAGAACAGCAAGCAGGCGGGACTACCGCTCCGAGCATCACGCAGATTGTCACGTCCCAGGATCGCTGGTACGTCAATTTCACATCAGGCGTCGATGGCGATCATAATGACCATGCAGTAATTGCGTGGATCGTGACAAGTGACAATAAGACGATGTACCCGATGATCACGAGTCCGCTCGACCAGAAAAGCATAGTGGCCGCTAACGTAATATCAGAGGACTACATCATTCTTAATCCATGGAGTCAATGTCAGGCTTGCGTCAGGGCCCAGGCCACGTCGTGAAGCCAGGCGGCGTAGCAATCGGTTACGTTCACGGCGAGCTGGTACATGCCAGATTCATGACCGGCGTTATAGACGAGATGAAACGGAATGACGCTCTAGTTATCGAAGAGTTCTCAGAGCCATACGTAGACAAGGCCCGAAATGTCGTGGTCGACAAGTTCCTTGCAAGCAACAGGGAATGGTTCCTGTCAGTCGACACAGACATCATCCTACCAGCCTGTGTATTCGGCAGATTGATATCAAGGGGCCTGCCTCTCGTCGGCGCTCTCATCTTTGTCAACCAGAGCCCGCCATTCCCGCAGATATATGAACAGATCGCTGACTTCAGCGTAGGCGGCATGGGCATATTCCAGGTCCAGTCCAAGTACGAGCCTGGTGAGCTAGTCAAGGCCGATGGCACCGGCGCGGGGTGCCTACTCATCCATCGCGATGTCTTTGAGGCCATACCTGGCAAGCCTCCATTCCGATGGTTCCAGCATGACTTCATCGGCAATGAAATGTTCGGTGAGGACTTCACATTCTGCCGTCGTGCCAAGGCAGCTGGATTCCAGCTCTACATAGACACGGCCGTCCACGCGGGGCATATCAAGCCGCGCGTCATTTGAGCCAGATAGGCGCGCCCGCGCGGAGTACCGCGCGAGGGACACGCGCTTGAGCTAGACCTCGCACACGCCCGTACGGTAGAATACGCCTGGCTGGCTCGGTGGCCCCCTCAAGTGGTAACATGCCGACCCCCAAGTCCCACTGTTATCATTTGGCCACCGAGTCAGTGTAATGAGGAAAGGAAGTCAATGCCAGCGCCAAAGAAGAAGCCAGCAAACCGGACAGGTGCCGGTACTGGCCATGGCGACGATCCGCGCTTCATCAAGGTAACGAGCGGTTCGGCTTCTGGCAGGGACTTCCCCATTCCGACAGCAGACAAGACATGGCACGCGAAAGCTAGGAGCTGGTACAACTCGCTCCGTATCTCCGGCCAGTCAGAGTTCTGGGAACCGTCAGACTGGGCAACGGCCGTCGCTGCGGCAGATGCCTACAATGTATTCCTGAGAACTCACAACGCCAGTATCCTGGCGCAGTTTGTGCGTCTGAGTGAACGACTCGGTGCTACCCTCGCCGATCGTAAGCGCAGCCGCGTAGAGTTGGCAGAGCCCGTGCTAGAAGATGAGGATGAAGAAGCAGCTGACGCGGCGGTCCAAGGATGGCAAGGCCGTCTGCATTCCGTTCCGTCAGCATAGGGCGATGGGAGCAAACCATGACCAACTATCTAGCGGGAACGCACAGCGCTACTGGAGCAGGCACCGGTCGTATGGACGCCGGGGTCGGCAACACCTTTGGCGTCTTTACGCTACGAGTCGTAAGCAACGCGCCCAACAGTGTTGTCGCGCTCGAAACAAGTCCGGACAACTCGACGTTCACTGAGGTGGCACGCTGTACCGGAGACGGATGGGCCTTCGCTAGGTCTGATCACCGGCAGCGCTACGCCCGGCCGAATATCATCAACCTCGGCACCGGTGGCGCACCGATCGCCAGCAACATTTGCAGCTACCCATAACCTCAACCACTAGCCGGGAAGGGTTGAGGTATGCACTGGCATCACATGTATGTCTTGGCGTGCGCCATTGCGCTCATTACATACTTGTCAATCTCGCTGCTTGCATGTCTGTGGATCATCTTCTCTGAACTGTTCGTTCGTGATAGCAGGCGAGAGCGGGGCCGCAGATGATAGCTCCGCGTGACAGGACGGTGACGATCCCTGATGGTGTCCCAAAACTCACCCTCGGCTGGGAAGCCATACACTGGGCCTCCAAGTATCTACGTCAACCTGACGGCCCGAACACCGGGGAGCGCTGGGAGTTCATTGAGTCCCAAGTGCGATTCATCCTGTGGTGGTATGCACTCGATGATAACGGTAGATGGCTATTTTATCACGGTGTGCGTAGATACCCCAAAGGTGCTGGAAAGTCTCCTTTTGCAGCTGTCCTCTCCCTGATCGAGCTACTAGCGCCGGTCAGGCTCAAGGACTTCGACAAGCGCGTGCTCGGAGGTTGCGTTGGACGGCCCGTTGGCATGCCCCTTGTGCAAATTGCCGCTACCAGTCATGACCAGGCGAATGTCAATACAATGCGTATGGTACGCGCATTGCTGCCTCCCAAATCCCGTATACGTGGAGATTATGATGTCGAGACAGGTAAGACTGTGTTCCACATTCCAGGTGGTGGACAGCTCATGGTCATCACGTCAAGCCCGGTCACGGAGGAAGGCGCACTGGTCACTTTTGCTATCCTAGACCAGACAGAGAGCTTCTATCCAGTCAACGGAGGGGTAGCGCTCGCGGCGGTTCTAGACCGCAACGTAGGCAAGTCAGGTTCACGACTACTGGAGACAAGCAATGCCTGGGAGCCTGGAAAAGAATCAGTGGCTGAGAATACTTTTGATGCTTGGGTCGCTCAGGAAGAGGGACGGCTGCGCGGACGTGGCCGCATTCTTTACGACTCTCGTATGGCTCCGCCTGACACTGACTTTGAAAATGACAAGTCAATCGAGGAGGGTGTCCAGCACGCTTACGGTGACGCTTACTGGGTCGATGTTGAAGACATCGTCCAAAATCGTATCCTATCCCCAAAGAATCCGCTTGATGTATCTAAGAGATACTACCTGAACTGGCCTGAGGCGGCCGAGGATGCATGGACTACTCAGCAGCAGTGGTCGAAGCTATCGGACCCGGCATTCTACATCAGCGATGGCGATGACATCACCATGGGCTTTGACGGCAGCCGTATCAATGACGCCACGGCCCTGATCGGCTGTCACATTGAGACTGGCTTTACATTCAGCCTGGGAATCTGGGAGACGGATGACGGACAGCGGCCGATCCCAGTTCATGAGGTCAATGCTGCGGTCGAGGATGCCAGGAAGCGCTGGAATGTATGCGCGTTCTTCGCAGATGTAAACGAGTGGGAAGAACACACCAAGATAACCTGGCGCGAGATGTTCGAGGCAGATTTGCCTGTCTGGTCGGTACCAGCCGGGCGCGACCCTCAGCCCGTCGCCTGGGATATGCGCTCTCATATCGCTGAGTTCACCATGGCCTGTGAAATGGTGCTTGGCGAGATCGAGTCAGGTACATTCGTACATGATGGCGATAGCTTCCTCGGCCGTCATGTCATAAACGCCCGGCGTCGGCCAAACCGCTGGGGTATCAGCATCGCCAAGGAGAGCCCGAAGTCGTCGCGCAAGATTGACGCGTGTGTAGCAATGATCATGGCCCGCCACGCGCGTCGTCTAGTTCTGTCGAGCAAGAACTTCAAGGAGCAGAAGCGCGAGGCTGAGCGCGCGCAAAAGAGAAACGTCTGGAGCTTCTCGTGATAATTGATATCGCAGATGTTAGTGATCTTGCGCAGCAGATGCTTCAGCTCCGCTCGATGGAGCAGACTCGACTTGACAAGATAGCCAGGTACATGAAAGGCAGGCATGCGCAGCCGTATGCGCCCAAGGGCGTCAATGCTGAATACCGTTGGATCATGTCAAAGGCCAAGCGCAACTTTCTGCCGCTCGTCGTTTCGGTCATCTCGGAGAATCTACATGTAGACGGTTACAAGCCGTCAGGCGAGACGACCATTGAGACGGCATCTAGCATAGACGTTGATCCTATGTGGAATACATTCCGCGCGAATCGTATGATCTCCCGTCAGCATGGTGTTCACAGGTCAGTTAGCAAGTATGGGTCTGCGTATATCGTGGTACTCCCCGGCGAGATGGCGCGGGATGAGGAGCTAGAGGCTGACAATGTTCCGGTTATGCGCCCGGTTAGCCCGCGCCGGATGACGGCCTTTTATGCTGATGACATTGATGATGAGTGGCCGCAGGTCGCAATTGAGGTACGTGTTACAGGCAATCCGATGCAGCCGCAGGACCAGCGCGTTATCGTAACTATGTATGACGATCAGTCTCGATACATCTTGGTCAGCAACGCGACTGGCGTAGTGTCGAATGTTTCTCAGCTCGGTCTCCAGCTAGCCTCGCCTGGCGATCCATACATCAATGGCATGTCTCCAGTAATGAATCACGGGCTCGGTATTTGCCCCGTCGTACGGTTTCTGTACGAGGCTGATCTTGACGGCGAGTCTGACTGTTCAGGCGAGGTCGAGCCGCTTATCCCGATCCAGGACCAGATTAACGCGACGACGTTCAACTTGATGATGGCCGAGCAGTATCAGGCATTCAAGCAGCGCTGGGTTACGGGCATGGCACCATCTGATGAGGCAGGACGCCCAAAGCCTCCATTCCAGCCAGGCGTCGATCGTGTATGGGCGGCCGAGGACCCGACCAGCAAGTTCGGGGAATTCAACGAGACGCACCTGGAGCCATACATCAATAGCCGCGAGGCTGGCATCAGGCACATGTCGACGATCTCGCAGGTACCACCGTACCATCTCCTTGGCCAGATCGCTAACCTGTCTGCAGAAGCCCTGGCCGCGGCGCGGGATGGCCTAGACCGGAAGGTTGAGGAGCTACAGTCTATCCTGACCGATCCGTGGCGCAATAGCTTCCGCCTGAATGCCCTCGCCGCAGGCGATAAGAAAGGGTGGAATGACCTCAACGGCGAGGTAGTCTGGCGTGATACAAGCGCCCGGGCATTCTCCGCAACTATCGACGGACTCGGCAAGGCTGCTCAAATGCTCGGTATCCCGGTTGAAGAGCTATGGCGCCTTATCCCTGGCGCTACTGCCGACGATGTCAA